TGCCAATTAAAATATCTTTTTGAGTTATTTGGCCATCTCCGCTTAAATCTGGAAAGCCTCCATCTTTTAATCTTATTGGCTCTAAGCCTGACATTATTCCCGGCATTACATCACCTTGCTATAATCTACAGCGTAGTAACCGTCTTTTACTGTGACTGCATCTGGTTTAACCTCTAAAACTTCTTGAGCTAATACACCTTCAGCTGGAGTTGCATCAGCACCAATAGCTTTTCCTTTTTCATTCCAATCCCATGTATACCAACCAACACCAGGTTCTAATTCGCCAATTTTTTTAATGTTATCTTTTAACTCAGCATCAGATGGAATCATAGAAGCAAGAGCAGCAATCTGCCCTGCTGTTCCAAGAGCTTGAGAAAATCCGCTAGGTTGCTGATAACTTTGTGGTTGATATGATTGACCTTGTGTGCCACCGCTAATTTGACCTGCTGGCATACCAGCAAGTAACTGTTGACCTTGTAATAGTCTTTGCATTGGTTCAGCAGCCAATTGTTGAGCACCAGCAAATTGTCTTGATAGTGCTGCTTGTTGAGTAGCTTGGCCTTGCTGACCTAATTGATTTAACATTCCTATTTGTGCGCCTAGTTGTTGTTGAGATTGCTGACCTAGTCCTGCTAGCCCACCGCCAATCTGTCCAAACTGTCCACCCATGCCAGCAGCTAATTGTCCAAGCCCACCAAGAGCTTGACCTATTTGTGCTTGCTGTCCACCCAAACCTGCTTGCATGGTTGCAAGTCCTTGTTGAGCACCACGTTGTTGTTCAAATGCTTGTTGCGCTTGTTGTTGAGCTTGACCAAATCCAGCGCTTCTGATTCCAGAGACAGCCTCAGCTGCACCACGTCCTGTTTGACGTGCTAATTCTTCTTGAGTAATTCTACCTCTAGCGCCACCAAAAGCTCCAGCTGATACAGCTCTATCCCTAAGACCTATATCTTGTTGTCTAGCTTGTCTGTTTATATCTTCTAATGTTTGTTGAACAACTTGCTCTTCAAATGGATTATAAAAACCTTGAGCCATAGATGGATCGTACATTCCTGTAGTACCCATGGCTGTTTGTTCTGCTCTAGCTAATGCACCAAGACCACCACTAACTGCTTCACGGGCACCCGGCAAATATCCATAAGCTTCATCTAAAGCTCTCTCTTGTCTACCGAAGAGTCGACCAGCTTCAGTTAGATAAGGTTGATATTCTCCTAGTCGGCCTGCTTGTTGTCGAGCTTGGATTTGTAAAGGAGTAAGCCCAGCAGTTTGCTCGATAGGAATATCTCTGGGTCTAGATATAAGACCTTCGTATTCACCAGGTGCGCCAAAGTAAGATGATAATAATCTACGAGAATAGTCCTCCATGTAAGGAGAAACAAAACTATAACCTGTTTGTGGTGTTGTTATAACCTCTGCTGGAGGTGCTGATTTTGTTTTACTGAGACACATCTTCTATTTATTTCCTATAATACATACCGCCTATCTGGTGAAAGCCTTTCTTGTCAAAAAGTTTCTTAGCTCTTTCTACACCTTCTAGGTTAAAAATGCCAAGAATCAAAGGCTTGTCTTGCTCTTTAGCATAATCTATTACTGCATCTATTAAAAGATGTGACGGTGGGATTTGGTCTTTTAAGTTCCTGTATTTAGGTAACACATAAAACCAACCATCGCCAATGTATTGTTCTGCTGACCACCAATAGTCATCTGGTCCTGCAGCAATACTACCAATGATTGTATCACCATCTAGTACATTATACACAATACCCTCAAACAAGAAATGATTTATGTGAGAGGATGCTCTGCCCCATTCAATGGGTGGAGATCCTTCGCCTGACAGAGAATGTTCTGCCCAAAAGTGTTCTGCTAAAAAATCAGCTATGCGTTTACCATTTTCTGGTATAGGTTCTACCTTTTCTAAGGTTAGATTCATACAAGTTGTTTAGCTATTTGTTCTCCAAACTTTTGCATCTTGTACATTTCACGAGCGCCTAATAGTCTTTGCTCGTATTCATCGTTAGGATCTGCGCCAGCCGCTATACCCATGCCTCTTACTGCTGCTGAGTTAGTTACAAACTCACCATCGCTTAACATGGCTGGGATCTGATCACCTCTTTCTCCACCGGGGCCAGTGACAAGCTGATCTCTTTCTACGAAAGTACCATCTTTAGCATACAACTGACTGGCTATTCGCCTAGGCTGTAGATCATCTATAAAGGTAGCTTCTCTTGGAGGCGCTACGAGTGGGGAGAAAGGTACACCTTTAGCTTGTGCATAAATTTTAGATACTTCAGATGGGTAGAATCTATAAACATCTGGTGTTGTATCTTTAGCATCAATGCTAATACTAGCGCCAGGTGTTGTATCTCTGTAACCCATTGATCTAGCGTAAGCTCCTATGCCTTCTGAAGGTGCACCATATGCTCTAGCAAGAGCAGTGGCCATATCTTCTTCTGTGGCTTCGCCTGTATCTATGCCTAAAATATTTTCTAGATAATCGTTAATATCAAAATTTCTAAAATCAAAACCAGCTATACCACCATATTGAAATCTTTGTATTTGAGGTATGCTTGCTTGAGATCCTTTTATTATTTGACCACCAACTAAAGGAGCGAAATCATTAGAGGCTCCAACCATCTCTAGCATTTCTCCAAGAATTTCCATTTTTTCTTTTGGTGTTTTTTTATTTTTTATAATTTTTGCTATCTCTTTAGGATTTCTAGTTTTTGCATCAATACCACCTTCTAGTATTTCTTCTTCAATCTCATCAAGATTAAATTCATCTAAATCTTCTTGAGCTTCATCTTGTGCATCTTTGTCAAATACATCACTGAAATCAATATCTTGACTTGTGCTTATATTAGGAGTATTAATCATCATAGATGGTATGCCACCACCGGGTACTAAAGCTTTAGGTCCGTAAACAGAATCGCCTGAAGAAAAACCTTGAACCTCTTCTTTGGTTTTTGTGTGGTAAGGTTTGCCCATAAACTCAAAAACATCATCGCCTCTTTCTCTAGCACGTTTAAACTCTATCTCAAACATTTCTCTAATGCTCATATCAGCTTGTGCTTGACGCTCATCAAACCCTTCTGGTTTAAGGATATCACGCATGTATTCTTGTGTTGGACCAAGACCTGACATAGGAGAACCAATTCCACCTCTGATTGCTTCGTAAATTTTTCTAAGGTTACTTTTATCTTGCATTTTCTTTTTGTTTTTTTAGTTCTCGTTCTTGCATTAATATTTTTAATTCATGCCAACGATAAAATCGTTTATTGACATCATCCCAGAACCAGCCTTTATAATCGTATAGTCCTTCCATGTGGTTAATTTATCATAAAGTTAAGGTGATATCACCATTTGTTTGAATACTAATAACTCCTAATTGTGCATTGGCCTGGTAGCCATGAGGACTAACAGGAGTATGTAGTTGTAACCAGCGTTGCCAGTGTAAACCTGTAGTACGCCAATAGATGTATTCCATATCACATCGCCAGCGTTAAAAGCAAGCGTGCTTATCTGAGCGTCATTAAACTGTGGTGTCGAATTTGGGTCAAACTTTCCTAAGTTAATCTCTAGTATTCTAACTAGCCGATTGAATATGTTCGCATCAACCTCAGTTAATGCTAATGGTAACCTACTATCAAGAAGTTTTGCCATTATCTTCTGCCATCAGTTCTAATATCGAATCTATTAGCTCCTAGTCTCCACTTAAATCCAGTGCGTACTGCTGTATCTGCATCGTCATCTGACTGTACTCTAAACACCATTTGTCTTGCTCTGGTTCTAACAAAGTTTTGTGTGGTAGAACTGGTAACATCGCTGGTTGAGCTTGTTGTCAAACTTTCTCCGGGGAAGTTTCTAGTTTTAAGAACATAATTTATTTGGCCGCTTGTAGGGGTAGATCCAAAAAATTTAATGTCAGGAATAATTCTGCTTACAAAACCAAATTGCTCACCTTCGTCAATATCGATATCACCGGATTCAATAAAGACATTGTCCATCGGAGAACCGTCTGCATCTGAGCCATCTTCTTGATTATATAAAATGCTGCTGTTCCCGGAACCATGTGTTGCCAACGGATTGTCAAATATTCCCTCATCTAACCAAGCTGTTCTTGATAGCTCTCCTATACTCCAAACGTTTTCTAAATAATTATAAACAACATATCTATCAATATCATCGCTACTTCCAGAGGGATAGAACCATCCTATCTCATTAAACTCTTTATTACTAAAGCCAAATATTTTAAATGACTGTGTTGTATTTAAATCTTCTAAAACATAGTTAAGCACACTACAGCTAACTCTTTGAACAGCACCTGCGTATTTATAGAAACCATCTCTAGCCATCCAATAAACGCCATCAGGAGCGTTGATAGCAGCATTAGGAGATATCATGCCAACATTTTCATTGATTAGGTTAACGCCAAATGTAAAAGGAGCACCAATAAACTGCATGGAATATAAAGACGTATCAGTCCAAATAAGTATTTCTTGTCTTGCTCTTAGGCCGCCAACTATTTGAGAGCCTGAAGATAGTCTTATATCTCCAGCTGTGTTGGTAGCTGTAGGCTCCCAGTCTGTTAAACTTTCTTGACTACCAAACGCTACAAGCAAAGGATCTATGCTTCCTGTTCTTGCGCTGCCAACAATTGGATCTGCACCTAAAACAATAACGTGTCTGTCAATATCACTAACAATCGTTTGAAGGCCAACAGTTGGAGCAAGATTGGATCCTGACAATGATGTAATATTTACTGCTCTAGTTGTAACCCCACTTGATGTGTCCCAATAATAAATACCACCAGCTCTTGGATTGATAACTAAATCTTCACCAAATGCATCGTGCGACCACAGTCTTAATTGGTTAGCAAAACTAGCAGCTGCCGCTGATCCCCATGTGCTAGATCCCCATGTGCCTACACCCCAACCTGTAGATGGAACATAAACATTTAGACCTGTATTAATTTGATAAGCNCCNACTGTAGAGCCTCCACCATTNCCGGTNTCACTTGCGTTAGCTGTTACAGTAACTCCACTAGTATCTTTGGCTTCTATCGTATAAGAGTCAGAATCTACTATAGTTGCTATTTGATATTCTTGATTAAGCACTGTAGCAGTAATGTTGCCGCCTAAAGACACTGCTCCAGAAAAAGTTACAAAATCATTAGCTACAGCTCCATGTGCAGTATCACTAACAGTGATAGTAGCATCGCCATCAACAGCTGAAAATGTTACATCGCCAGCACCAGTTGTAGATCTTATTGGAGTAATATCATTAAAGCTATCGCCTTCTTTAACATAATATTTTAGGTTGGTTCCCATGCCTAAAAACTTAGTAGATGACAATGACACCCAGCCAATTATAGCGCGACAAGCTCCCAAGAAAGTGTTTAAACTATTTTTAGTCCAACCACCTATTTTTTCTGGCAACCCTTTTCTAAATCGAACAAGGTTACCATCAGCCCAACCGCCTTTATCCATAAGGTCTGTCATCTCTTTGTTGATGCCGGGTTGAAATGTAAGTTTTGTTAAAGGCATATTCTATTAATCTGTTTTACCTAAAGGACTTAGCTCTGGTGTTTTGTTTATCTTTAACAAAGCTTTAAGCAAAGAATCCCTTGAATCTATTTTATTTAAACTTTTAATGCTTTTAGATACTTCAGTTAAATTTTTTGTACCATCATACGCATCAAAAAACACTTTATTAATTGGCAAAGCAACAAAACAAAACATGTCGATTTGACCATTTCCATATCTTACCACTTTATTTTGGCGAATGTTATTAGCAGTTCTTTTACTTGTACGCAATTCCCAACGATAATAATCGTTGTCTCTTCTTACATATACAGTATTGGTAGTCTTTACTTGAATTCTGTAAAGAGNATTATCGTGGTCAAGAATAAGGTCTGCTCTGTGCCCCGGTGGGGTTGGAATTACAGAGTCGCAATATCTCAGCAAGTATGATGCTGCTAAATATTCTCCTGCTAATGATATTCTAGCAGAGGACTCAGACATTTTATTTTATTTTTCTCGACTTACGCCTTTTGTTTTCTCATATGA